TTTGCAATGTTTTGGATTTTGCAGATGGATTTGTTAGTTCTGTTGATTGGGAACAATTAGGAAGAAATATAATAAAGTTTATTGAAGGTATAGATTTAGGAAAAATAACTGTAAAAATTTTGGACCTAGCAATTGACTTAGGAGTATCAGCAATAAAATTAATATGGGGTGCTTACCAGGAGATATACGACAAATGGGGAATTGCAGGAATTTTGGCTTCTTTGGTTATTCCGGGCGGAATTCTTACACTTAAATTTATTACGGAATTTTCAGCAAGCATAGATGATAGTAAATATGTAAAAAAAGCAAAAGATGGCATAGAAAATATAAAAATAGCTGCACAAGAAAAATGGAATGAAATTACAGATTGGTGGAATAATACAGCAATCGTAAATTGGTGGAATAATGATGTTACGCCTTGGTTTACTAAAGCGAAGTGGCAGTCACTTGGAGATAATACAAAAGATAGCTTGCAAGATAGCTGGACTTCTTTTAATAACTGGTGGAGTAGTACAGGAATATACAACTGGTGGAACAATAGCGTAGCACCTTATTTTACAAAAGCAAAATGGCAATCTCTTGGAGATAACGCAAAGGGCAGCTTAACTGATAGTTGGACTTCGTTCAATAATTGGTGGAGTGGCACAGGTATATATAATTGGTGGAATAATGATGTTACGCCTTGGTTTGCTAAAGATAAATGGAACAACTTGGGTGATAATTTCAAGTCAAGTCTACAAGATAAATGGTCTGATTTTTCTTCTTGGTGGAGCACAACCGGAATTTACAATTGGTGGAATAATCACGTAGCACCTTACTTTACGGCAGATAGATGGCGTGATATGGCAGATGGAATAAGAGTAGGCATACAAGATAAGTGGAATAATGTAGTTAATTGGTGGGATAGCAAACCATCCCTTAGTGAAATTTCAGTAGCCGTTGAGAACTTTTTTTATAAAGTAAGAGATATGTGGTATAATTTCAAAGATTGGTGGGACAACTTAGGACTTAGCTTTCCACATATAAAAACGCCACATTTCGATATTGATGGCGAATTTAGTCTTGTGCCACCTCAAGTGCCCAAGATAAGTGTTGATTGGTATGCAAATGGCGGCTTTCCAAACAAAGGACAGTTATTCGTTGCTAATGAAGTAGCACCCGAAATGGTTGGTACTATGGACGGAAGAACAGCAGTAGCCAATCAACAAGAAATTACAACAGGTATTGCTAATGCAGTTTATCCAGCAGTATACAATGCGGTTGTAGCGGCTATGTCAGAAGCCAACAACAACGTTAATATAACACTACAAGGTGACGCTGATAAATTGTTTACAATGGTACAGGATAAAGCTAATAACTACACTAATATGACAGGGCAAGCAGCATTCCCTTATTAATTGACAAATAAATAATAAAAGAATATATTTAAAGTACTAAAGATAAGGGGGAATGTATATGTTAAAAAAAGGCTTATATAAAATGCTGGAAGTATTAGGAATAAAGAAAAAACAGCAACCACAAATTCAACGCCCACTAAATCCTAACTTTAAAGGAGTGTACAGAGCGACAGAAAACGGCTTAGTTGAAGTATATTGTCCAAGATGTAGCAGTTGGGACTGCTCTCACACACAGATTACAACAACTGTACCACAGAAAACTAAGACAAGATATACCGTTAATTTGAATCCGTTTAGACCGTTTACGCTGGTTAATAAGAAAGAGAAGATTAAGCAACAGGGCGGAACTTATTCACAACATAGGTTTGTGTGTAACAGATGTGGGCTGATTTTTTGGTAATACATGATTTTAATGGAGCGTATCTTTTCGGTGCGTTCCATTTTTTATTGAAAAGTGCTTGACAATTATTGCAAGGGCAGTTATTATAATAACATAAATATTGCAAGGGCAATAATTGAAAGGAGTGATTATTATTAGTCCAGCAGGAAGACCACATAAGGAAAACCCTAGAAATGTTAATCTTAATATCAGAATAACAAAAGATGAAGCTAATCGTATTCAGAAATGTGCTGATGAATTGAAATTAACAAGAACCGACACCATTATGAAAGGTATAGGGTTAGTAGAAAAAGAACTTAAAGACAACAAAAAAGAGTAGCAACAAGTCGGTCAAAACTTTTAGTTGCTACTCAAACCACCAATCCGAAAGGAATTGATAAATCTATCATATCAGTTTCTTTCGGAAAATTCAAGAATATTTTCGGAGGAAAAACAAATGAGTAATGTAGAAATCGTAACAAATATTGACATAGCGTCAGAAATTGCACACGCAACAGTAACAGAAGTTTTAGCAAATATGGAAAACGAAAGAATAGGATATGTTCTCATAGGAGTTTTGCAGCAGATAGAAACCATTCAGGACAATGTTAATAATTTTAATTTAAAGGAACAAGACAAGGCTACAAAGGAAGTGGCATAATATTATTGCGTGAGGCATTGTGGGCATATACTCCCACTACGCAATAGATTCTGTTTAGAGCAAATGATAAATTTTTGTAGGAGGTAAAATAATGAGTTATAATTATCCAACTACAAAAGATAGTTCTCACAATGAGATTAAAGTACCTATGAACACTAAGAATATTTGCGGCGTAGACTGCTATGAGCAGAATGGCGTTGCGTACTTAAGATTGGAAAATGTTGCTAGAGGACTTGGGTTTACTCAAACCCAAAAGAAAAACGGAGTGGAATATATATCTATTCGTTGGGAAACAATCAACAGATATTTAGAGGATATTGGTTTCCCCAACAAGCTGGGGAAAGACGATTTTATCCCAGAAAACATCTTCTACAGACTAGCAATGAAAGCCAAAAATGAAACAGCAGAGAAATTTCAAGCATTAGTGGCTGATGAGATTATTCCGTCAATTCGTAAGAATGGAATATATGCTACTGATAATGTTATTGATGAAATACTGAATAATCCAGACTTTGGAATAGAATTATTAACAAAGTTAAAAAAAGAAAGGCAAGCAAGAGTTGAAGCAGAAAGAAAGAACGCTATCTTAACACACGTCAATAAAACATATACAATGACGGAGATTGCTAAAGAGCTGAACTTAAATTCTGCCATTCAACTTAACAAGTTACTTGCTGATAAAAAAATTCAATACAGTGTCAATGGAACTTGGGTTCTTTACTCACCATACAGCAGTATGGGATATGAGGAAATTAAACAAGAAATTCTTGACAGTGGTAAAGTAATCTATCATAGACGAATTACCCAACTTGGAAGAGAATTTATACTGCAATTATTCAATAATGTTGCATAAGTTTTCTTGTGAGATATAATAGCTCAAACAGAAAGAAAATTCAATAGCTGTAAGAAATTTACAGCTATAAAAAACAGAACAAGTTGAATAGACCTGTTCTGATTAGCACGTATGAGTACATATAAGTTGCTCACGTCAATAATAACAAATAAATAGCAAAATGACAAGGACATTTCACTTAATTGTGAGGTGTCCTTTTTGTGTGCTTGGAAAGTGAGGTTTTACTATGAATTTTATACAATACATAAAGCAAGCGTGGAAAGCTGGCACTAGCGGCGGCACTCCATTAAGTCCAGATAGACTTAACCATATGGAAGATGGAATTAAGAGTAATAATGATATGATAAGTGAACTAAACAGCAATATAGCTAATAGTGACATTGAGGGAATATTTAATTACCTAGGTCTTGAATTAATCATATACCACAAATTGGGCATATGTTACCTGCATTCCAGCGGCAGATTAACTCAAGCATTTCCAAAAGAATGGACCACAATTGGTGAAATAAGCAATATAAATTACAAAGGTTATGGACACTTAGCCGCTAATACTAGTGGAAAAATAATAAAATTTGCATATATAAATGGAACTCTAAGTGCATATGCACCAAGTTCAACAAATGCGATTGAATATGTACAAGACAGTTGCGTACTTATCTGAATTAACTATTTACCAATTTTTAATTATTAAACTTTAGGGTAATCAGAAAAAAATAAATTATAAAGCTGTACACAATAAAATTTCCACATAGCCATTAAAGTATGTGTTACTACCTGCCCACCCACCAACTTGGCATATATGTCCATCTGATATACCAACCATTGTGTAAGTAATACCAGCATTTCTTCCTAAGTGTTGCCCACATATACCTATTGCTTTATAGCCGGTAGGTAGCGTGAATTCCTTTTCTATTAGGAACGGCTTGTTAGCTTCAATTACTGCATTATCGTAACTAACCTTGATTACTTTAAATAAATTATAAGAATTGCTGTTTAGCTTGCTTATCATATCGTTATTATTCTTAATTCCGTCTTCCATATGGTTAAGTCTGTCTGGGCTTATTGAAGTAAATATATAGAAAAGAGGTGATTGAATGATAAGCGCTGTAATTATCGAGGGAGTAACATTCCCAGTAGCATATAACGGCTACACATACAGCAGAAATAAGATATGGTCTAAGAACACAGGAAGAAACGATTATGGAGAAATGGTAGGCACAATCGTGGCTATTAAAGACAAAGTAGAACTGCAATTACCGCCACTTACAGGCGAACAGGCATTGTTACTTGATAATGTGATTAGTGATGAAAATAACCCATTCCCGACAGCACAAGTCCTATTCTTAGGCGGTACACAAAAGGAAATGACAATATACACAGGAGATGTGACATATCCGTATCTCACAAGAGCAAAGAATGAGGATGGATTAATAGTCGGAGCAAAATTAAGTTTAATTCAGAAATAAGGAGATTAACTATGAAAATAACAGGAAATGAAGTTTTAGCACATTATGAAGCACTTGCAAGTGTAGCACAGCTTAAAATGGGTGGCAGATTAGCAGTTGCCATTATGTCTAATATTAAGGCATTAGAGCCACACTTTAAAGCGGTAGTAGAAACGATAGAAAAGATACGCGAGGAAAATAAAGATAACAACGATAAGATAAAATCAGAACTTGAAGAACTAGGAGAACAGGAAATAGAAGTATCTGAATACACAAAAGTTGATATAAGCGCATTTGATAGTTGTGAAGCCATTGAGCCAGCTAACATTATCGCACTTAGCTTTATGATTAACGATTAATCAGCAGAAAGGAGCAATCCAATAAATGAAAAATATTAATTGGGGTGCGGATTTCAATTTGCTGTATGCAAGATATTACAGCAAATATTTAGTTGACGGAAAAGAATACAATCAGACACTTAATGAGTTTAAGTACAGCAACATAATCAATCCGAACAATAGCATTTCCATAGGTAACACTTGCAGTAGTAGTGTTACCTTTTCTATTTATAATCCAGAAATCACGCTTGAAAATAAGGATATAACCATTTTTGAGGGTGTTAAGGGCGATAGCGGCATTGAGTATGTACAGATAGGCATATTTACTGTAACAAAAGAAGAAAGCAACGGCGAATACACTAAGTACACAGCTTATGACAAGATGTACAAAGCTGAAAAAGGTTATTTTTCAGCTTTGACTTATCCTAGTACGGATAAAGCTATTTTAGAGGAAATCTGTACAAAGTTAGGCATACAGTTAGCGACTAGCATAACAAACACACATACAATCATAGATAAGCCACAAGGCTATACAATGCGTGAAATGATTGGCTATATGGCTACGTTACAAGGCTGTAATGCGGCTATTAATTCTGACGGAAACCTTGAATTAAGGTGGTACAAGGATAGCGGTTATGTACTTGACGGACATCAATACTATCAGCAAGGGGTTACTTTTACCACTAGCAATGATTTTACGATAAGGAAACTGACTTGTAACAATACAAAGTCTGGTGATAGCAAAACAAGTGAAATAACCGCCGGAGACGGAACAACAGGACTTAGCTTTGCTAATCCATTTATGACACAAGCTAACTTAAATGAGATTTATAACAAGATAGGCAGCTTTCAGTTTAGACCGCTTACAGTTAAGTTTGTCGGTGACTGGCGGCTTGAAGTAGGCGACATTATAACTGTTAATAAGGGCGGCGTTGATTACAAAGTACCTATAATGCAGATTATACACGAATGCGACGGCGGACTTATGGATACTGTTACATCTATAGGTCAATCTGACACAGAAAACAGCAATATAGCCGCTGGACCGATAACAAAGCAAATGGAACGATACTACGCTGATTTAGTCTTAATCAACAAGGCAGTTATTGAAAATGCTGATATAACTAGTGCTAATATTGAGAGTTTAAAAGCACATCAAGCGTATATCGACCAATTAAAGGCTAATAAGATTGAAACTGTCACAGCAGATATTGTTAATTTGACGGCAAGTAAAGCTACGATTAATGAAGCTAATATCGCTAAGTTGCAAGCAGATTATGCACAGATAGGTGTATTAAACGCAGACGTAGCAGACATTAAGACTTTAATGTTTGGTTCTGCGACAGGTAAAAGTTTAACAACAGAATTCGCTAATGCAGTTGTAAGTGTTATCGGCAATGCACAGATTAAAGACGCTATGATTGACAGCATAGCTGCAAGCAAGATTACAGCACTTGACCTTAACACTACTAAATTTAAGGTTCATAGTGAAAATGGAATGTCTTATTGGCAAGACAATACAATTATCATCAAAGATACTGACAGAATAAGAGTTCAAATAGGTAAAGACGCTAATTCGGACTACAATATGTACGTCTGGGATAAAGCTGGCAATCTTATGTTTGATGCCTTAGGACTTACCGAAAAAGGCGTTACAAGAAAAGTTGTTCGTGATGATGTTGTTCAAGATGACGCTAATATTAATGCAAGTAAGCTGGATATCGAAACATTGTTTAATGTTATTAATAACGACAGCACACATACACTTAAGAGTAACAAGATTTACCTTGATAACGAAAAACAGACACTTAATGTCATTATGCAAGCTATAACAAGTGGTGCTGGCAAAGATTATACTCAATGGGGCGGTATGATGAAAGTTGCTAGTGATTTTATCACTAATAAGTTATGGTGGACTGAAAACGTTGACAACGAAAGCATTAAGACTAAGTTTTCTACTGTTAATCAGAAGCTAGATAGCTACGAAATAACGTTATCCGACTTATACCAACAAACGAACGATAATTTTATGGTGTATACAGTTACAGAAACACCTAACAAAGATAATTACCCAGCTATTGATTGGTTCATACCTATTTATCCGTCAGATGATTTATTTCCAAGCGATAATCTTACTTGGACTTATAGCAATGATGAATACGCAAAATATCACGGGGCAATAGCATACAACGAAACAGCTCATAAAACTTGGCGTTGGGCTAAAGATGGTAAAGGTAATTGGGGTTGGAAAGAGGTATCTAACACACAATTAGCCTATATGCTTAATCAGAACGCTAGTCTTAAGATTAATCTTAATAGCATATCAACAGAATTAACACAGACAAAGAAAAATCTGACAGATAATTATAGTACAACAACTACTATGATTAACAAAATTACGCAGGAAATTAATGATAATGGTTCAAGTATTAGTTTGGCACTTAGTGGAACTTACGCTAAGTCAAGCGATTTAGAAAGTTATGCAACTAAAACAAGCCTTGATTTATATATCAAAAAAGACCCTAAAACAGGCGAGCTTAAGAGTGCTATCGAAGCTATTGCAGATACAATAAATATTACTGCAAGGGGTGGGCTTAATTTAAGTGGCAACAGGTTTACATTAAACAGCACGAACGCCAGCATTACAGCAGACGGAACTATAACTTGTAGCAATCTGATTGCCAACGGCGGAAACGTTGGCGGCTGGAAAGTGTCTAAAGATTCAATAAGTACAATATTTAAGCAGAATAATGACTTATTCAGAATTGCATTACAAATACCTGGTGATATTACACCATATGTTTTTTCGGTTTTTCGCGGAACTGAAGATGAGGGATACAGCAAAAGCCCTAATTTTTATATAAGTCAAACTGGTAAACTATATGCAACTAACGCACAAATTACAGGAAGCGGCTATTTTTCGTCTGGCACGATTGGAGGCTGGGACATCAGCAAGTCTTCTATCTATAAAGATTACGGCAAATATAGAACTTATATACAGGCACCCGCTAATTCCGAAGCTTGGACATTCTCTTGCCAAGAAGAAAGAGATGGGGCATATTATGGTAATTGGTACGTTCGTGCGGATGGATATATGTATGCTTCTAAAGGTCAAATTGGCAATTTCTCAATTGATAATGGTATATTGTCGACATATCAAAATAATGGAATTAAAGGAATGTCGATAGACCAAAATTACATTAAATTCTATTCTTGGGTCGACGATTACGAAAATTATGTAGGTTCGATAACTACAACAAGATACTATACTAGCAATAATGAAGTAAGAAGAGCTTTAGTGCTCAATGCAGATTATGGAGATGTTGTCGGAATAAATTGCACTAAGAATAAAACAGAAAATACGGAATACGAATTCGTTATAAGAATAAACGACGATTTAAACAAATCATTAGAGTTTTTTTCGCCCAATATTTCGATGAATGGCGGTTACCAAGACAATATTAAAAAACCAACGACACTTACAGTATATTGCTATAATCCAAATTCGGGAAAAGACACACAAAATGTCAGAATTACAAATACAGAGGACAGACACTACGAGAACTGTGAACTGTCAGTATATGGAAGTACATACATAGGATATGATTTGCGATGTTTCGGGTCAATTTATGGAACAATTGCTTCTGATTCAGACGAGAACGTAAAAAAAGATGTTCATTTATTGAATTCAGAAGACTCTTCTGAATTTATCTACAATTTAAAACCTTGCGAATTTAAAATGATTAACGGTACTTCTAATCGCTATCATCACGGATTTATTGCACAGCAGGTTAAAGAAACTATGAAAGATGACTGGGGATTATTTATCGATAAAAAGATTAATAATGATAACTACGAAACACAAGTCTCAGACGAAAACGGAAATACAACTAAAGAGCTAACAGCAAGATACGCATTACGCTATGATGAATTAATAGCGGATATAGTTGCGACTGTACAATCGCAGAATATGCGTATTAAAAAATTGGAAAAGCAATTAAGCAATTAAGGACATCTTCGGGTGTCCTTTTTTAATGCGAATTAGGAGGTAAAACACAATGTTAGACATCAACTCATCAATTCAGAAGAACGGAACATTATCTGTTCAAAATTCAGACGGAACACTTAAACAGGTGGCTTATCTGTCAGCTACAATCAGCGAAAGCGGTACAGTTAGTATGTCAGCCAGCTTTAATGATTTTGCGGCATACTTGGCGAATGATATAGCACTAGACAACGAGCTTAAGAGCTTTCTTGATGGCGTTAAAAATACTTACAAGGCAACATACAGCACAGAAGATAACACAGTTGGTTCAGATGCAGTAGATATAACAGGAACAACAGAAAGTGAGGTATTTTAGTATGATTAAGTGTGGAGATTTTTCAGCGTGGAATGGTGTAGTTGACTGGAACAGAGTTAAGGCGGCAGGGCTTACTCACGCTATCCTTAAAGTTATCAGACGTGATTTTGACCCAGATAAGCAGTTTGAAAACAACTGGAAAGGCTGTCAGTTAGCAGGCGTACATATTTGCGGTGTATACAATTATGTTTACACGCCAACAGTAGAAGAAGCCATTGCGGCGGCTAAGAGAGTACTTGAAGTGCTTGACGGACGTAAGGTGACAGTTTGGATGGATGTTGAAGATACTTGTATGCGAAACTTAGGTTCAGAGCTTATTGATATTATCAAGGCTTACAAAGAGGTTATTGAGGGTGCAGGATATGACTTTGGCGTATATACTGGCTTATCATTCTATGGTAGTTACATCAAGCCCTATACAGACCCTAGCGACTTAGATTGTCCGTTCTGGATAGCACGTTACTACTTAGGCTATGATGAAATGCAGTTAAATGATGATGTTAACGCAGATAAGACACCCAGTATCGACCATTATCTTGCGGGGTGGCAGTATACTTCTAGCGCAAGAATTGACGGTGTAGATGGAGTTTGCGACTTATCAGAATTCTACGGTTTCCATAATGATGAAGATAACACAGAAGATAACAATGAAGAGGATAACACAGATGAACACGTATATGCTACATACGCCGCTTATACAGACAGATGGTGGGGCGAAGTAGAGGACAGAGAAGATTGGGCTGGTGCAGGCGACAATAAAGCTATCACAGCACTTATTGTTAAGGTCAGCAGAGGTTCGGTTAAGTACAGAGTTCACTTAAAGGGCGGAGATTGGCTTCCTTATGTTACTGGCTTTAATTATGACGATTACGATAATGGCTATGCAGGTGACAAGAAGCACGAGATTGACGCAATAGAAATCATTTACTATACGCCAGAGGGTGAGCCTTGGAAGTATGCAAAGTATATGGTATCTGTATTCAATAACCGCAACTTCTATCCAGAACAGATAGACAATGAAACATCAAATGGAATGGACGGATATGCAGGCGTTATGGGTAATGCAATCGACAAGTTCCAGTTAGTTGTCGAATAAAGTCGAAATAACGCGACCGAAAGTATTTGAAATATACTAACGATAAATGTATAATAAACTTGTCTTTGAGAAAAGACCCTTAAACATTTTCAAGTTCTGGCAGGCGATATTGTTTGATTGGCGTTGGCAATATCGCCGCTACACTTGACACGATAGAACGCGTGTTCTATAATAATCGTATCGCTATCAAACGTGCAAGGGCAAGAGAGGGGAGTGCAGGTTTATGAGTAATGAGGAATACAGGCGAATAATAATAGAAACAGTCAATAGCTGTAATAATAAAAGATTTTTAAAGTTTTTATATGAATTAATTATATCATTCAAAAAGAAATGGGGCATTTAATGCCCCTCTTTCTCATACCAATAGGCTATATTGTCAAATATAGTTTGTTGATGTTCTTTATTAAGTTTCATTAACTTCTTAACACTATCCAACATTTTCTTATCTGACATTAAGTCGGGAATAATATCAGCATTATCAGTAGATAAATTATCTTCCCATCCCATTAAATACGATGGAGAAATATCAAGAATCTGTGCAGCAATCTGAATTTTATCACTTGGTATGTTTGTTACGGCATTGTTTTCATACTTATATAATGTCTGTTTAGAAACGCCCATCTTTTTAGCCAACTCTACTTGTGACATATTGTTAAGCTCTCTTTGTTCCTTAATCCTATCTCCAACAGTTTTAATCATTAGTGTTTCCTCCTTTCCTATCGGTAACTTGATTATAGCACAAAAAAGTTACAAGTCAAGAAAAAAATAACTTGACAAGTTACTTTTGCGGTGTATAATAAGAGTAACTTCAAAAGTTACGAAGTTGGAAAGGAGATGAGAAGATGGTTGATACAAATAAGCTTCGTGGGATTATTGCTGAAAACGGAAAAACGCAGACAGAAGTTGCACAAATGATAGGTGTAACACCCAAGACTTTCTATTTACGAATGCACAAGGGAGTTTTTGGCAGTAACGAAATTCAGATTATGATTGATAATTTGAATATTGAAAATCCTATGGAGATTTTTTTTGCAAAGAAAGTAACTTCATAAGTTACCACAAGACACATAAGAATTAGAATTTTTGATATTGATACAATAGAGAAGTGATGGTAGCGGTAAATAGTTACAAACTTTTATTCAAACATCATTAGTTCTTTTTGGCAGGGATAGCGCCCTGTTCGTATCAAGTGTGAATTACCTACCGATTGGCAGTTTTGTCTTTAGCATATTTATTTAATTCTATTGATATAGAAATAAGAGCGTACAGGGTGCAGAAGTCTACGTCACAGAAGTATGAGCCGACCACTGATACGCACAATGCTATGACAGTATCCATACAATCTCCTTTTTGGAAAATGTCTACCATCACTTCTCTATTGTATCAATAAACATAAAGTTCTACAAGCTACAACAGATAGAAATGAGCAAAATTGCTCAAATGTGCCTTAAAAGGAATATATCACACATTGTTAGAAAGGAATGTTTATGGAGTTACAGATTTTTAACAATTCAGAGTTTGGAGAAATCCGAATCATTACTAAAGATGATGAACCTATGTTTTGCTTAGCTGATGTATGCAAGGCATTAGAAATATCAAATGTAGGAAATGTTAAGCAGAGGTTATCTGAAAAGGGTATCCATACTGCGGATACCCTTACAAAGGGCGGAATGCAGAAGATGATATTTATTAGCGAGGCTAATCTTTACAAGACAATCTTTCAGAGCCGTAAAGAAAGTGCAGAGAGATTTACAGATTGGGTTACAGGAGAGGTGCTTCCGTCAATCAGAAAGACAGGCAGTTATCAGAAAAAGTTATCCCCACAGGAAATGATGAGAATACAGCTAGGTATGTTAGATGATGTGTCAGACAGAGTGTCTAAGTTAGAAAATACAATGAACATTGATTACGGACAGCAGAAAGTACTTAATGACTTAGTATCAGCAAGGGTAATAAAAATCTTAGGCGGTAAAAACAGTAACGCTTATAAGGAAATAAGCAGAAAAGTATTTGCAGAAATTAATCACGATTACAAGGATTATTTCAATGTTAATTCAAGAGCCAACACACCAAGGCTTAAGAATGAACAGGCAGTTGAATATATTAAAAACTGGATGCCAAGCACTAACACAATGATGTTAATAAAAGATTGCAATGCACAGATAAACTTAGAGAGCTGATGATTAAGCGGAGGATTGTTTTATGGAAAAGGAAGTACAGGCAACACCACAGTATAGCATATCAGTAGAAGAACTGATTGCGGAAAGAAACAATTTAGAAGTCTCTATTGCAGCATACAAGAAAGCTAAGAGAGACAGCAAGATAGCTGAATATTTATGGATTTTATCAGCAATATTATTTATTGCGCAAATGATATTTCAGCTTATTAATTAGAAAGGAGTTTTAGCAGATTGATATTTATTATTTCTGAAAAAGGCGAACAGATTAATGAGGTAGAAAAACTTGAAATCCTGGCACACATTGGCAGAAGAACAAGTTACCTCTTAGGAAGAAATAAACATTGTGAGCCATTAAGGAGCATAGTTACAAGAGATATTTTAGGGCAGTTAAAGCACGAATACGGGTGTGGTTTGAGTGGACTGAAAAAGAAGTACATAGCAGACACTCACGATTATATCGACTGCTACGAACTGCCTATGATAATGAAAGAGAGATATAAGCTATGATACAGGGGTTTATGTTGGGTGTTGTTGTTGGAATGATACTAGAAACTATATGTATTGTAGTTACAACATTAAAGATTAAAGCAAAAGAAAGGAAAGAACAATATGAAACAGGTAAACGAGAAAGTAATAACAGTACAGAATTGCATTGATATGTACGAGAAAAAGGATATGTATACAGTTATTGACGGCGGTAAGGTTGTTGGATTTGTAGAAAAAGAGAAGGAGAACTAAAGATGAAAGAGAGAAATAACAATATTACAGCTTTTGGGTTAGTTGCAGAAGAGCCAGTTTTCAATCACGAATCAAACGGAGAGGACTTTTATAAGACTTTTATAACAGTTAGAAGAACTAGCGGAACTTTTGATACGCTGCCAGTTGTTATATCTGACAGAATTATTGATATGAAAGAAATTAAAGTAGGCGATTGCGTGATGATTACAGGACAGGTAAGAAGTCATAACCTGCACATAGGAGAAAAAAGTAAGTTAGAGCTTTTTATCTTTACTGAAAATATAGAGATATATGAAAACGAGGAAGAACTACCTTTTAATAATGATGTAGTTCTTAGAGGTTTTATTTGCAAAGAACCTATATACAGGGTAACGCCACTTGGAAGAGAAATAACAGATGTTCTCATAGCTATTAACAGAGCATATGGCAAGTCTGACTATATACCTTGCATAACTTGGGGCAGAACAGCTAAGTTTGTCGGTCACTTGCCAGTAGGAACACATATAGAAATGACAGGTAGATTCCAGTCAAGACCTTATACAAAGAAGATAAGCGAAGATGAAGTTGAAAACAGAGCAGCTTACGAGGTATCAGTAGGCAGAGTTGAGATTATAGAAGAAAAGGAGAATGCTGATGAATAGTGATATTACAGTTTCAGAATTAGCTAGTATGGCAGCAAACAATGAAAAGCGTTGCCAAGTATGGCATCCAGTTCAAGGCGTTATCTTTGACGGCACATTTGATGAACTTGACAGACGGCATTATCTTGCAGATAAGACAGTTGATAACTTCTCAATAGAAGATGATGTATTCATTATGAATATATAAATAAGGAAAGGATATGTTTATGGAAAGAGCAGTTCTAAAAAAGGTAGTTCTTGAAAACTTTATGTGCTATGCACACGCAGAATTTGATTTTTACGCCATTACAAAGATTATGGCTAAGAATGGCAAGGGTAAGTCAACTATTGCCACAGCTTATCTGTGGTGCTTGTTTAACTGTGATTATGAATTAAAGGATAATCCGGTTGTCAGACGTGAGATTGACGGAAAATCTGTTGATGATATGGATACAAGTGTTGAACTTACACTTGATGTTGACGGAAAAGAAGTAACTATGAAGAAAGTACAGAAGCGTACTTATAGTAAAGATGGCAATAGTTATAAGGACGATAACAAGTATTTCATCAATGATGTGCCTAAGGCATTAAAGGACTTCAATGCGTACCTTGATGTTGATATGAATGTATTTAAGATGTGCAGCAATGTAAATGCTTTTCTTAATCAGAAGCCGGTAGAAATGAGAGAATACTTATTTGGTCTTGTAGGAGATGTTACAGACCTTGATATAGCTTCACAGAAAGCTGAATTAGCCGAGTTAGTTCCTTTGCTTAATAAGTATACAGTTGAAGAATTATCCGCTATGAATAAGGCTACCAAGACCAAGATTACAAAGGATTTGCCTATTCTTGACGGACAGATTAAGGAAAAGGAAAGAGATATTCAGCTTAAACAGGCTATTGAAGTATCTGACCTTGAATTACAGAAGAACAGCATTAAGGAACAGATTGTCGATTGTGTGGCAAAGCAGACCGACAATGACAAGCTGATGGCTGAATATGACAAGGCTAGTGCTGATATTCTTAATCTTAAGTTTGAGCTTGGTGATATGTCACGCAAAGCTAACAAGGACAATATTAAGGCTAGGAGAGAGATTGAGGACAAGATTTCTGAAAAGAAAGATTATCTTTTCAACATAGCTGATACTATTCAGAAGAATAATTCTGAAATATACGGCTATCAGAACGATATTGAGAGTGGCACAAGAGAAAGAAATAGACTTGCTGATGTTTGGAATAAGATTAAAGAAGAAAAGTTTGACGAGAATACAGCAGTTTGCCCTACTTGCCATAGAGAACTGCCAACAGAAGAAATTGAAAGCCTTAGAAGTTCATTTGAAAAGACAAAGGCTGACAGGCTAGCAAAGGTTGAAAAGGACGGATTAGAAGTTAAGGCAGACATTGATAATGCAAGAGATATGATACCTAAGTTAGAGGAATGCAACAAAGACAATATTGCTAATCAGAAGAAGCTGGAAAAAGAAGTTGCAGACCTTGAAAAGCAGTTATCAGAACTTCCGCAGGAAATTGATGTAACAGCCACTGAAGAATACAAGGCACTCGAACAGCAGATTGCCGAAAAGGAACAGGCTATGCACAAAGCTAACGATATTTCGGCGGTTAAGGCAGAATTAAAGTCACAGGAAACAGCTTTAAGGCAGCAGTTGGCAGAATGCGAAAGCCGGATTGCAAAGTCTGATACGGCAGCAGACGAACAGCGACTTGAAGAATTAAAGCAGACAAGGATTGATTCTGAACAGAATAAGGCTAATGCGGAGAAAATCCTTGATTTACTTGATGAACTGGATAAGGCAAAGAACGAAGCCCTGACAGAAGCAGTAAACAGCCATTTTGGGTTAGTTAAGTGGCAGTTGTTTGAATATGCTAAGAATGGAAATTACAAGAGTTGTTGTATACCTACTGTTGACGGAAAGAGCATTTTAACAACTATGAGCAACAAGGGTAACAGGATTTTAGGCAGAGCCGATATTTGCAGTTCAATTCAGAAGATTAGCGATATATCAGTGCCTATTATCTTAGATGATTCTGAAAGCCTTAGTACGGACAATCAGAAGAAAGTTGCTGAAATGGTAGATAGTCAGTTGATTATGCTGATTGTAAATGACAGTGAGAAATTAGAGATTGTGGAGGGATAATATGCAAGGCGAAGATACTTATGTACTTACAGTAAGCAATAAAGAAGCAGAAGTTATCAAGCAGTTTGTATCAGCAATGGAGAGAGCTACTGTTACGATAGATAATGATGATGTATGGGAAATTATGGAAGCTATCGCATATAAAAGCACTTCCGCAAATGTAATAGGCATAAAAATTATATATGAAGAAAGTGAGGAATAATTATGGCAGAGAATACAGCGGTTGCAGAAACAAAAGAAGCTGAAAGCAGAGAACTTGTAGCAAAGGATTTTACCGAGGGAATGGTTGTTAAAATTAAGCAGAAAGAGAAATTCGGCTTAACATTCCCTAAAGATTACAACTACACAAATGAATTTATGTCGGCAATGCTGATTTTGCAGGATACGGTAGATATGAACAAAAAGCCTGTATTGCAGAGCTGCACAAGGGCAAGTATCGAAAATGCACTTGTTGAAATGGTTACAAATGGACTTTCGATGCAGAAGAAACAGTGCTACCCGGTTGCTTATGGCGGTAAGCTACAGTGCCAGAAATCAGTATACGGAAACACTTGTATAGCAAGGAGATTTGGGCTTAAAGACATTAATGCAGCGGTCATTTACAAGGGAGATGTGTTCAAGTACCACAAGGAGGATGCAAAGACAATCATTGATTGCCACGAACAGAGTTTTGAGAACATTGACAATGATAAGATTACCGGGGCTTATGCAGTGGCGATTATGGATGACGGAGAGAAGATAGCAGAGGTTATGACTATTGCACAGATTAAGCAGGCTTGGAAACAGGGTTATGGCTACAAAGAGAATGGCAATGGCACACATCAGAAATTTGCTGACCAGATGGCTATGAAAACTGTCAAAAATAGATTGCTTAAATATATCAATAATTCCCATAGTGGCAATGAAAATGAGGATTACGAGGAAATCAGCCACGATGAAATGCTTGAACAGGATGTAGCTTACGATATTGAACAAAACGCAAACGCAGTAGATTTTGACGAAAGCGACATTATCGACAGCACAGCCACAGAAGTAACCGAAGAACAGGCAGAAGATAGCACATTGCCACCATTTATGCAGACAGAATAGGAGATTGAGTATGAGAGTAATTTCACAGGACGGAAGAATTGATATTCCGTATGATTATTTTACATTAGCTACGGCTGATGAGAAACATGGAACTTTAGAAGTAGCGAGTATCTATTGTCGAAATTTTTCGTCAGATAGTGGTGCAAAGTTAGCTGAATATTTAAGTGTGGAAAAAGCAATTAAAGCTATAAAAATGTTGACAGAAGCACAGAAAATGGAGTCAGTAGAATTTGAAGATAGAATTTATCATAGAAATATTGTTTTTCAGTTCCCACAGGATGATGAAATCGAGGTGTGAGTATGAAATTAAAATGCTTAGGCTCATCGTCAGCCGGTAATTGCTATCTGCTAACTTCCAACAGTGGAGAAACACTTATCCTTGATTGTGGAATACCGATTAAGAAGATTAAAAAAGGCTTGAATTGGAACATTAAAGATGTTGTGGGTGTGTTATGCACCCATAAGCACCTTGACCATAGCAAGTCAGTAAAAGATTTTGAAGCTATGGGAATACCAGTATGCAAACCATACGAAGCCTTGCTTATGAACCAGTTCCTTGCAAATTCTTATTTTACTGTAAGAGCATTTGACCTAACAACAATAGATGGGAACTGGACGCACACAGACGCAAATGGTGAACCTTGCCCGATATATGGCTTTTTGATTACTCACAAGGAAATGGGGAGAATGCTTTACATAACCGATTGCGAGGTTGTCAAGTGGAGATTTAAAAGCATAAATCATATCCTCTTAGGTGTGAATTATGACAAGGATTTAATTGACAGGGATAACACAGGCAAAGCTAATCACGTTTTCAGAGGTCACTTATCCATTGACACGGCTTGCGATTTTGTTAAAGCGAATTATTCAGACAGCTTGCAAAACGTTATAATGTGCCATTTATCAAGTGAAAATGCTGATAGCGATAGTTTTATCGAGAAAATGGAAAAAGTTGCTTATGGGGCGAATGTGGATGTTGCAGAGCGTAACAAGGAATGGGTTTTAAGGAAAGGAGATGAATGTCCGTTTTGAGAAAATTTTTGAAAAAATTGTTTTGCAATCATAAAAGCAGTGAAGTTATTTGCTGGCATTGGACACACGGACCAAGTGGTAATGATATTAGGTTTTTAGAAATTCAACGTCGATGTAATAAGTGTGGCAAATATTATTTTACATATATAAAAAATTGGGATGAATGTAATAAATTTATTAGCAAATATCCAGGCAGAGAATGGTCGGACAGATGTAAACCGATTTTATAAGCTGTAAAACTTAAATGAGCGCCCTTTTTAGAAAGGAGATAATGACTATGAATTTCAAATGGAGTGAGGAGGAAGTCCTTTTATTAAAAGATAAATATTCTTGCTCAACAAATGATGAATTAATCGCCTTATTTCCTAATAAAACATTTTTGGCAATCTATAAAAAGCTTATTCGCTTAACTTAAAGAGAGATGAAGAAATTAAGTTTTTGAACAGGTCAAAGGCTAAAAGTGGTAAAAATGCTAGTAATTGGAATGGCGGTTTTAGGAGAACAAGCAAAGGATATATACAAATATTAATGCCGGAACATAAAAGAGCAGATAAAGGCGGGTACGTTATGGAACATATCGTAGTTTATGAAAAAGCCACAGGAATAGAAGTGCCACGAAATTGTTGCATACATCATTTGAACGGGATAAAAAATGATAACAGAATTGAAAATTTATGTATGATGACAAATTCGGCACACACAATATATCATCATACAGGGCAAAAAAGAAGTGAAGAAACCAGAAAACGAATTTCAGAAAGCAAGAGGAAAAAATATGAATAAAGTGATAATTTCGGGGAGAGTTGTTAGGGATGCTGATGTTAGATATTCACAGACAGTAAACGGAAGTATGGCAGTAGCAAGGTACACATTAGCTGTTGACAGAGCTTTTAAGAAAGAGGGCGAACAGGCAGCGGACTTTATTAACTGTATCGCATTTGGTAAGAATGGAGAGTTTGCGGAGAAGTATTTACACCAGGGAACTAAGATTATCGTTGAGGGCAGATGGCAGACAGGCAGCTACACTAACAAGGACGGGCAGAAAGTCTACACAAATGATTGCGTTGTTGAAAGACACGAATTTTGCGAAAGCAGGGCTACGCAGCAGCAGAATAACAATAATGGACTATTACCTAACAATTCAAGCACTAATGACGAATTCATGAACATTCCTGATGATGTAGAAGGTGAACTTCCGTTTAATTAGATTGGAGGGGCAGTTGCTTATGTAACTGCCAGAAAGGAGAGCAATGATGACAAGAAACGATATTATCGCAGAATATATAAAGCAGAACTATCCAGAAATTCTTGCAACTACAGATTTTGCAATTTTCCAATTTAGAATAGCTTGCATATCATTTTCTGATGCGGTTCGTAAATCCATAAGAAGCGTAGATTTTAGCAAATTAAAAGAAACGCTCAAGTCTTTAAACAAGAAGGAGTGATGAAGTATGGAATTGATAGATCCAGAAGCATTTGAAAAATCGGTTATGTTTGGTGATGCGGAAGATATACAAGATGTAATTTATGCATTGCGCAATTATCCAATCACCTATGATATTGATAAGGTTGTAGAGCGGTTGAAAACAGACTCTTCTGTAAAACTGTATGGAAGTGGCAACAGCAATAATTATCTTATTTCTCTTGAAAAGGCGATTGAGATAGTGAAGGCAGGTGGCAATTCTTGAATTATCAAAACATAGCAAGAGCCAAGGCAATTGAACAGGAAAACAAAAAGCGACTGTTGAAGCTGAACCCAAAGTTAAATGACAGGAGCGGGATTTACTTCTTACTCCGAGAAGATGAAAACGGATTTAAGTATGCGTATATCGGACAGGCGGTACATACACTTAGCAGATTGGCAAGCCACCTTGTAGGCTACGAACAGCACATAGACCTTAGTTTGCGCAAACACAAGCTGTACGACAAAGAGAAAAACCCTTATGGTTGGCGAGTTGAATTTCTGAATTTCCCTGAAAGTCAGCTTGACGAAAAAGAGAAGTATTACATCAAGCTATATGCTGATAAAGGTTATCAGCTTAGAAATGTCAGTTTAGGCGGTCAAGGAGAAAATCGAGCAAGCGGTTCAATAGGTGAGAGAAAAGCACCTAAAGGCTATATGCAAGGCGTACAGCAAGGTAAAAAGGTGTTAGCAAGGGAATTATCTTCTATCGCAGAAAAGCACCTTAAAATCGAATTGAGAGAAGATAAGCAGCATAACAAGGTGTCACAGAAACAGTATGAGAAGTTTATGGATTTATTGAAAGTGGGTGATTCAGAATGAATGATTGCAAAGGTTGTAAATACGAAAATAGCACAGATATGGAGGCATTTTTAGAATTTTGTGCAGAATGCAAAAGAGCCTATTCCGATGAAGAAGATAGAGAATTTCAAGAAGATAAGTATAGAACTATAGACTAAAAATCAAAGAAAGGAATAGGTTGTCGCGACATAAAACCGAGGTTTCCTTTTGGTAGATTTAGAATGATAGTACATTGTTTATTTGAACAGTCAGGAACATTCAAGAATGCTTTCAAGAAGTATGGAATTGAAGCCTACGACTATGATATTCAGAATGAATTTAACGAAACTGACTATGTTACAGACCTTTTTAAAGAGATAGAGGGGGGGTATCAAGGCGAGCCGAGTTTGTTTGATAAGATAAGTCCTGGTGATTTGATATTTGCATTTTTCCCTTGTATAAGGTTTGAAAATCAGGTAATGCTGTGGTTCAGAGGGCAGTCGGCAAGTCAGAAAAAATGGTCTTTGGAAGAAAAATGCGAATTTGATATGAATTTGCTTAAAGAAGTTTCACTTATGTATGATTTAGTAAACAAATTGTTTATTATTTGCATGAGAAAAGGATTGAAGCTAGTAATGGAAAATCCTTATTCAGAAGAGCATTTTTTAAGGCGGTATTGGTGCTATTCTCCGGCAGTAATTGATAGAGATAGGAGAGATAGCGGAGATTACTTTAAAAAGCCTACACAGTATTGGTTTTTGAATTGTGAGCCACGGAACAATCTTATTTTTGAGCCGATTAGTTATAACGCTATCGAATGTAAGGACGCTATAAGGACAATGTCAAAAGAACATTATACAAAAACAGGGGCGGACAATAAGAAAACAGCAAGGTCAATGATACACCCACAGTACGGAGATAGATTTATCAGGCAATATATTCTTGATGAAGAGATATGGAGAGGTAAATAATGAAAGACGAAACAAAGCAGGAGATACAGATATTACTTGACCTACTCAAAGGCAGTCTTACAAGAAATGGTGTAAGTATGGCAACCGACAATAGTGGTAACTTGATGTTCTTTGATACATCTGCCTATGTTAGAAGTAAAGGTAAGGAATTTGACGGATTCAGAGTTAATATCAACGATTTAGTGAAGTAACAATGTGACAGAACTTGAAGAGGTAATTATGGCAGGCAATTTTATTAAAATTGACAGAAAAATTTTAAAGTGGGAATGGTGGAGCGATATTAATACATTCAGACTTTTTATGTATATGTTGATAAGTGCCTATTGGAAAGACGGAAATTATAAAGGCAAGACAATTGAAAGAGGGTCCTTTCCCTCTTCAATATCTGAATTATCAAAAGAAACTAATTTGTCTGTAATGGAAATTCGTACCTCGCTAAAACACTTACAATTAACAGGCGAAATAACAAGCAAAGCAACAAACAAATTCACGATATTTACTGTGGTTAACTACAATTTGTATCAAACGGATAACAAGCAAGATAACAAACAAATAACAAGCAACTTAACAAACAATCAACAAACAGATAACATTCTATTAACAAACTCTATATTAAAAGAAAGTAAGAATAAAAGAACAGAAGAAGTTAAAGAAGATAAGAATACAGAAAAAGATATTACTAACGTAATATCAAAAAAGAAAAGTTATTACCCAGATGATGAATTACTTGATGAAGCATTTAATGAGTATGTGACAATGCGTAAGAGAATTAAAAAACCTATATGTACCGACAAGGCATTACATAGGGCTATGAATACTCTTGAAAAGTTGTCTGGTGGAGATAATGACTTAGCTGTTAAAATTCTTAATCAATCAGTAGACCATTGCTGGCAAGGACTGTTTGAATTGAAAGAAGATAATTCTAATAAACAACAAGGCAAGAAAAATATATTTGATGAATGGATGGAGGCAATGAAATGACAAGGGAACAGGTCGGAAAACTTCTGATGACGATACAAGCTTATTATCCTAACTACAATCCACCAGATAAAGAAATTACTCTTAATGCTTGGTATGAAATGTTTGCTGAATATCCAGAAGAATTAGTTTTACAGGCGTTAAGGGCTTGCATTACAACTAATACTAGCGGTTTTGCACCAGATGTAGGGCAGATAATGAGTAAGATACAGACAATATCACAGCCGCAGGAACTTAACGGAATGGCAGCTTGGGGATTAGTCAGTAAAGCATTAAGGAACGGCACATATGGGGCGGTTGAAGAATTTAACAAGCTACCGCCACTTGTAAAACAGGCGGTTGGTATGCCAGACAACCTTAAAAACTGGGCGACATCAGATTATCAGACGATAGAAACAGTAATACAATCAAATTTTCTGAGAACCTATGAAACAGTTGTTAAGCGTGTGAATGAAATAAATCGTATGCCGGATAGCATTAAGTCACTTATCAAAAAGGCGAATGCAAATTCGTATAAGGCTCAAATCGAGCAAAAATTCCAAAGAGATATAAATACACTTAATGACAAAAATAGCAACCTTATCGCTCAAAAAGAAGATTCAGAGAGCTATATTGAAGCACCTAGAGAGGTACAAGATAGAATTGACAGAATGAGAGGTTGATTTTCAATGGAGACAACGCCAATTAGTCCGCAGAAGAAATTATATAATTACCGCCGAGAGAATGGATTGTGCCCTAAATGCGGCAAGCCGCTTGATAGAAAAGGCTTTTATTGTGAAGAATGTAGGGAGAAGCAAACGGCTTACAGTAGAGAAACTAGAGAACTTTGCAGGCAGTTTAAAATTTGCCCGGAATGTCGCAAAAATAAACTTGTGGGTGATGAAAAGATATGTCCGGAATGTTTGGCTAACAAAGCTGAATATAGAGCTAATCACCCATTAAGTGATGATAAGCGAAGAAAAAACAATGAAGCATTTAAACAATATTCAAAAAACTTATACGCTGAACGTAGAAAAGCTGGCATATGTGTTAGATGTGGTAAGACTAAAGCCGTTAAGGGCAAAGCAAAGTGTTTTGTATGTCAGAGTAAAGACAATGCTATCCACAGAAAAAGAACTGAAAATAGGCAAAATATAAAAGAATATCGCAAAGAAAATCACTTGTGCTATCGTTGCGGAGAACCTATTGACAGACCACAAGGGCAATTGTGTCAGAAATGCTGGCAGACAGACTATGAAAGGGGTAAAAGCCTTAAGAATGACAATAGCAAGCACTACTGGCGATACGACAATCAATTTCTAAGAAAGAAGTGAAAATATGAGTAAGGCAGAACAGAAAAAGTTTAAGGAGCAAATGTTACGTGTTCAGATGAACAGAATTAGCAATGAACAGCAGAAAAAAAATTTTGAATCAGCATTGATATTAATTTTATGGGTACTACACGATAAGTTCGGTTTCGGACAGCAGAGATTAACAAAAGTACAGAGAGAACTTAAAGTACTTATAGACAACTATAATGACGGATTATTCACAGCGGAAGAGCTTGTTAATCAGTTATACGAAGAAACAGGAATAGAACATATTAAGTTTAAATAAGGAGATAGGCTTATGAAGTTTTCGGGACTGACTAAGCCGGAGCTTGATGAAATAATTGAAAATGCCAATTTCACAGAAGAGGAACTAAGAATTTTCAAGTTGCTTGTGGGTAATATGAGCTTAGAACAGGTTAGTCAAAGACTTATGTTATCCAAAGCAACAATTTCAAGAAGAGTTAAGGATATAAAAATCAAGATAGAAAGGACTGATGACATGGTTAAAACAATTCCTATATGGGAAAAAGTTACATTAACAGTTGAAGAAGCGTCCGAATATAGCAATATCGGAATTAATAGAATCAGCAGTATGCTTAATGAAATTAGCTGTCCATTTGTTTTAAGAGTTGGGAATAAGAGGCTTGTTAAGCGTAAGGAGTTTGAGCACTATATAGAAAAAAGTAACGAAATATAGAGATATATTGAAATATATGCCTTGATGTAGTAATATGTGGTTGTCTATATCAAGGCTTTTTTCAAAAGAAAGGAGCTTTTGAATGGGAAAAGATTTAAAAGGTAAAGAACTAGGTGTAGGATTGTCGCAGCGAAAGGACGGTGTGTATCAAGGGAGATATAAAGATAGATTTAATAAGATTAAATATATTTATGGCACAAAGTTATCAGAAGTTAAAAAAGAATTGGCTGTTGCAATAGCAGAAAATATTCAATTTACAAGCATTAGAGATGATATTAAGCTGGACGATTGGTTTAATCGTTGGATAGAAGTGTACAAAAAGAAAAGTGTACGCCCTAATACCCTTAGGGAATACACTCACATATACACTAAGAATATATCACCTTTTTTAGGAAATCGCAACATAAATTCCTTTGTTAAATCAGATATTCAAACACTAATTGATAAAATAGCTGATGACAATTATAAATATGAACGGCAGAACAAGATTAAGGTTATACTTAATGATATGTTCAGTAGAGCAATAGAAGATGACTTAATGATTAAAAATCCAGCAAAAGGTGTAAAGCTTAGGGCTGATAAAGAACTTAAAGCTTTCACACTAACAGCAAAACAACAGATAGAGTTTTTAGAAGCAAGTAAAGGGACATTTTACGATAATTTGTATAATGTGGCAGTTAATACAGGCTTGCGCCCAGGAGAACTGTTTGCACTTACACCTAATGATATACACTTAGATGAGGGGTATATTGATGTTAATAAGACACTTGTGTATCAAAAATACCTTGATGATAAGTGCAAAACTTTTCACATTGAGCCGCCTAAAACCAAACAGAGTTATAGACAAGTACCTATTAACAGCGAATGCATTAAATATCTTGAAAAGCAGTTCGAATTAAAGGATATTGTAAAGTGCAAAAGACCTAAAGAGCAGAACAATTATTTGTTTGTGACAAGTTATAACACGCCTCTCAATTCGCAGATTTATTCAGATTCAATTAAAGCTATTGTTAAGCAGATAAATCTTGCAAGAAGTTTTGATAACGAATTTCCTGTGTTTAGTGGACATACTTTAAGACATACTTTTGCTACAAGATGTTTTGAAGCAGGTGTGCAGGCAAAAGTTGTTCAATCATATTTAGGTCATGCAACTCTTAAAATGACAATGGATTTATATACACATGTAACAGAAGAAAGAGCGGCAGTAGATATTGAAAGAATTGTGAAAGACAAGGACAACATTGTTGATTTTAAGAAAAGTGCTGTGTAGTAAGTGTGTAGTACTACACACATTAAAACTGAAAAAACCACAAAATAAGAGGGTTTAAGATGTATAATATATTTAACTTGGAAAACTTATTATGTATATCAGACAACTCCTTATGAACTTAACAAAAAGCACGATAAATGCGGTATTTAAGGGTTTTTAAGTGGCATTGGACTGATTATCAATTTCTACATATTTCTATGTATTTCTATGTATTTCAATAGCAAAAGTGTGTAGTAAGTGTGTAGTGACAAGATTAAAAGTGTGTAGTAAATTAAAACTAAATAAAGCCTTGATGTATGACATAAATATGAGAAGAACTTGATAATGTTCTTCTCTTTTTTTATGCAAAAATATAATCAGAAAGAGAGGTAATGCGAATGTTTTCTGATGAAGTTAGAGAAAAAATCTTAAGCAAAGAAGAATTACAGAAACTTGACTTAGTGACATTATCTCTTGTTATCCACGCAATAGAGGAAGTTTTAGAGGAGGTAGAAGATGATAAACAATCCTTATCAGACAACACCTATGATGAATAATAATTATATGCCTATGCAGAATCCATATGCGGATAGAATGAATTTTTTACAAAACTATCAACAAAGCCTACAACAGCCTATGCAGATAAATCAGCAACCTATGCCCCAGCAGACAGTAGGTATTAATGGCAGGGTAGTACAGGCGGTTGAAAACATCAATGCTAACGAGGTCCCTATGGATGGCTCAATGGCATTTTTTCCGAAGCAGGATATGTCGGAAATTTATGTCAAGGGCTGGAATGCTGACGGAACGATTAGAACGATTGTGTATAAGCCTTATACAGACCCTAAAGATAATCAGACAGTAAATTCTATGGCTAATGCAGAAAACGCTAAATTTACCCTGTCAGACGAAAGCACACAGCTATTTCTGAATAAGTTTGAAGAGTTATCAGAGAAAATAGGACAGTTGGAAGATAGATTTGATAAATCTTTAGGAACACAAAGAAAAACTTCACGAACACAAAGTAAAGGCGGTGATGAAGAATGAACCCAATTAACATTTTTCAGATGATGAAAGCTGGTCCGCAACAGTTCATACAGCAGATGATGGGAAATAATCAGATTATGAGTAATCCTATGATGAAAAACACTATGCAGATGGCACAGCAGGGCAATATGCAAGGCATAGAGCAGATGGCTAGAAATTTATGCAAAGAAAAGGGACTGAATGCAGATGATGTATTTAGCCAGATAAAAAGTAGATTTGGTAATTAGTAGCATATCGGGCGGATTGCCCGCCCCGATAAAAATTATTTTCCGCTTTTATATTGCGGATAATTATCATCTTTATATCGCCACATAAAACCTTTGTGAGTTTTTGCAAAACCATAGCAACAATTTAATACGGCATTTTTATTAAATAATCCGGTTTGCTTTATTTCTTTGATACCAGACCATTCTTTAATAAAAATATTATTTGCATCATATTGAATTATTGGTCTTTCTCTATAATCGGAAAAATGTTTTCTGACATATGGTTTTCTATTTTTCTTAAGATGCAATGTTTCTTTGGAAAACAAAATAGATAAATCATCGCAAGGAATGTTGTTTTTTGTAATCTTCTTATATCTTTGTTGCACAAGATAGTATGGCACATTGTATATATTGCACCATTCTTTCATAGGCTTTAAGATACCGTTTAATTCAATATAAACAGTGTTCGTTTTATTAATAGATTGTTCAGCAATTGTAGCCCATCTACAATTACCAGGCTCATAATTGCCATTCACATCTATTCGGTCTATGGTTAGAGTGTCGGAGTAGCCGTTTTTAATAGCCCAATTATAAAAAGTTGAAAAATTGTTTTCCCATTCCTCACAAACAGTTATTCCTCTTTTGCCATAATGTTGATAGCTAGGCTCATCGGGGTTATTACATCTCATTTTTATTGACTTCAAAATGTGATGTAATCGGGTTCCCGATTGACCATGAACCTTTCTAAAATAGTTTTGTTTTTTGCAACCGCAAGAGGTTTTATGCCCTGATGTTAATTCATTTGTTTTTGCCGTGGTAATGTTTCCACAATCACATCGGCATATCCATCTTTTAGTTTTATTGGATGGATTTGTGTCAACGCACAAGACTTGTAACTTGCCAAATTTTTGACTTGCTAAATCAATAGATTTACCCATAAAAATAACACCTGTCCTTTCAGTGCGAGATGTCCTATACCAGCTAATGTACGGAAACTGTTAGGACAAACAGCTTATCGGGAGCTACCCTATCCGTACAAATATATTATAACACATTTTAATTAACTTTGATACTAATTCTTGCAAGATTAAGTATATAAAATTTTAATAACGGAGGTAAAAAATTATGTTTAGTTCAAATTGCAACACAGCATCAGTACCATTAGTCGCAAACATTGACGGCAACGGCAATAACGGCGGATGGGCTGACGGCGGATGGCTTTGGATAATCGTTGTATTCGCATTACTCTTTGGATGGGGTAATGGTGGATTTGGCGGTTTTGGTGGCAACAATGGCGGTGGTTATGTTGCGACAGCTGCTACGCAGGCGGACATTCAACGCGGATTTGATAATTCAGCAGTTATCAGCAAGTTAGATGGCATTTCCAACGGACTTTGCGATGGTTTCTATGCTATGAACAACAGTATGCTCACTGGTTTTAATGGCATTAACACAAATATCATGCAGACCGGCTATGGCATCCAGCAGGCTATTAACGCCGATACAGTCGCTAATATGCAGAATACAAACGCATTACAGTCACAGCTTGCTAACTGCTGCTGTGAAACAAGAGAAGCCATTCAGGGTGTAAACTACAATATGGCTACACAGACAAACGCATTACAGAACACAATGTGCAACAACACAAGAGATATTATCGACAGCCAGCAGGCAGGAACGAGAGCTATCCTTGATTTCTTAACAAATGATAAGATAGCAACACTTACAGCAGAGAACAACGATTTACGCAGAGCCGCATCGCAGGATAGACAGAATGCACTTCTGACTACTGCAATGTCAGCACAGACAAATCAGATTATAAATGCTGTAAATCCTACGGCTATTCCAGCTTATGTTGTGCCTAATCCTAATGCTTATGCATATGGCTGTGGCTGCAACACCGGCTGTAACTGCTAAAACTGAATAATTGAGTATCTTAATTGAGTTTAACTCGATTATGTCTGCTAAGCAGTATTACTTATAATCAAAGGGCAGACTGTAATGTTTGCCCTTATTTTTATGAAAGAGAGGTAAAGATAATGGAAATAACAGGAATTGCTTTACAAACAGTTGCCGCCGGAGAAGATGTTGCATTTACAGAAACACCAGTATGCGGTAGCAAATGTATAGTCCACAGACAGGGAAGTGGAATTATAAAGCTAAGAGGTATTACTAATCAGTGCAAAGCTAGATTTTTAGTATCTTATAGTGGAAACATTCAGATACCTACAGGCGGTACAGTTGGAGCTATTTCACTTGCCATTGCAGTAGATGGAGAGCCTTTACAGTCAACAAGAATGGTTGTTACACCTGCCGCAGTCGAAAACTTATTTAATGTATCGGCACAGGCATATGTTGATGTGGATTGTGGCTGTTGCAGTACAGTAGCGGTGCAGAATACATCTACACAGGCTGTTGAGGTGCAGAACAGCAACTTAATCGCAGTAAGGGAGGCTTGACGTTATGCATATTGAAAGAATACACAAAATGGTTGAGTGCCTTACCGAAAAGACACTATCTGAACTTGATAAGGGCATTGAAAATGTAAATGTTGAGGAAATGTCAGAAGCTGTGGATATGATTAAGGATTTATGTGAAGCTGAATATCGTGCAGTTATCGTTAAGTCTATGAAAAAGGCTGATGAAGAGGAAGAAGAGTACGACAAAGAGCTCCTAAGAAGTCTTAAGACAGAATATGGCGAAGAAAATGGCAGAAGATTTTACGACCACTACCGCTATGCTAATGGCAGATTCGCCCCAAAAGGTAAAGGAACATACCGTAGAGGATATGAAGAGCCGCCTTATATGCATATGTACCCAGAAGCAGAACATATGAGAGATATGGATAGGGATTATGGCAAGATGTACTATACAGAACCAATGTCTGAAAGTAATTACGACAGAGCAAAGAGAAACTACACAGAAACTAAGGAAATGCACAAGAACAACACGCCGGAAGATAAGGAACACAAGATGAAGTCACTTGACAGCTATACTAAGGAACTTGCAAGCGATATTACAGGTATGGTGGCTGATATGTCGGCAGAAGAAAAGAACTTACTTAGAACAAAGTTAAGTACTCTTGTATCTAAGATATAATTTAAAAGGCTATGGGTAGCAATATTCATAGCCTATTTCATTCAGAAAGGAGCATACAGATGATTTTTAGCATTAATGGCACAATGTGGCAAGTACAATATAAAAATTCAAATTCAAGTGAATTAAAGCGGTCAGACAATGTTTCTGTACTGGGTGTGACAGATAGAAATACACATACAATTTATCTATCAAATGCCTTGCGTGGATTTATGCAACGCAAAGTGCTTATACACGAAGTGTGCCACGCAATCTGTATGTCTTATGATGTGTATTTGCCTATCGAACAAGAAGAAATATTGTGTGATTTTGTAGCAACTTACGGAGATGAAGTATTTGACATTGTTGATATGGTTTTAGGGGCAGTTAGGAGAGTGGGATA